TATTTATTCTCAGAATTCTTTTCAGCTTTATCAATTTCCCAAATTTCAACTAATTCTCCATTGAGTAACGCTTTTTTCAGCTCATCAATATGAGGGTCTCCTTTAGCAGCAATAGAAGTTGCTGAGAAATCATATTCAATAGCTGATAAGCTTTGAATGTTACCGTCTTTAGTTTTTTGAGCATCAGCATCTCTACTAATTTCATTTTTATGCTCAGTTTGGAAAGCTAATTTAAAAGCTGCTTCTGTTTTAGCATTTTTTAATAATCTGTATAACAGGATTATGTCAACACCCTTTTTAGCTTCATATGTTTTTTTCTGTTCTGCCATTTTTATCTCCTTATCTCAAATTAAATTCCAACTCAATTACAGCACGTTTAAGCGGTGTAACGGTTGTTCTATCATCTAGTATTCTTATTGTACTTGCGTTTAAGTTTAACGCCCAAAAATACCCGTCTGTTTGCTCTATTCTCAAACATTTTTCAAGAATAGCATTTGCCATATTAGAGGCCTCTTTTCTTTTAGTTTGTAGAGCCCACACAGATAAACTCAAGCTAACACTACCTTTGACATCTGTCTTATTAGGAGTGTAACTAACAGAGCTATCCTCCATTTCTACAAATGGATAAGGTACCTCATTCATCGGTTTATAATCATAGACCTTATAACCTAATAACTTACATTGTTTGAACACTTCATCAAATATACTTTGTTCTCTAGATTTAATCATGTTAATTTTTCCAAGTCCTTAATAAATTCTTTCTTTGCTTTTTGAAAGGCTGGTTTAACAAATGGTTGAGCACTCATAAACCTTGTCCCATATTCATCATACGGAGAGTATTTTGTGTTAGGATGTACCTTACCATATAAACCGTTATTGCCTATATATAAACTAATACTTTGCCTTGTTCTACCTGTAGAATATTTACCTTTAAACACAGCAGCCTTAACCATCTCTTGATTAAGAATAGCTGTATTTTTCTTAACAATACCTTTTACAAGTTTCATTTGCCTTTTATCTTTAAGGTTTACTTTTAGTTTTTTGGTACCATATACTTTAAGTGCCAATGCTATCATCCTTTTCTAAATAAAATACTTTGGCAAGCTGTTTATCCGTTACAGGTATGTACCTTTGGCCCAGGTATTCTACAAGGTTAAAAGGCTTAGTATAAGCATTCTTAAGATATATAACTTTTCTTTGCTTGCTATAATCTCCGAATATCTTAACAGACTTATCTAATCCTAAATCCATTACATAGCACGTAACTATATCAGAATAAAGGTCTGTGTCTTTGTGTTCTCCCGCTTCAAAGTCATATTCATCTTTGCTTATTTGTTTAAAGACTGCTCTATCTGAATATCTCATATTAGAAAATAAATAGTTGCCCCTTCTTAGCTTTCCCATTCTTGAAATCTTCCCTTAACATTTCATCCCATGGAGCAAACTCATTAAGGAAAGTTTCATAGCTTACTGAATGTCCTTCAACGCTTTCAGACGTGGCACCCTCAGCACCACGCCTATTAAAACGTTTAATAACACAGTCTTCTATGATGAAACGATATTTATCATCTATTTCATCTTGTTTATAAGCAAATTTAAAGTGGTCTACGACTTTGTCAATAAGTCTATAGATTATAGTGTCTTGCAATGTGTCACGAATATCTAAGTCTTCCTTAACGTTGTACAGCACTATATCTCTATCCATAAGCTTGTACCTATGGTTGAATGTCTAGCATGTAAACATCATCTAATCTTTCAAATGATGGTAATGTAATCATTGATACTTTAGTTTGAACGTTAACAGGATCTACAAGTTTTTGTGTTGTAACTGCAATACCAGTATTTACAATTTCAACTTCTGTTCCTGCAACATTTCCTCCTAAAAGATCAGATTCTTCCGGAGTAGTACCAAATACTGTTGAACCTAATTCAGCGTTAGGCAGTAATGATACATATCCATCAGGATAATATTTCTTAGTAGTTCCATCTCCATCTTCGTAAGAGTCTCTAGAAATCTCTACAGTTGCATCAAATGCATCTAAGATATAATCTCTTAACTCTTGTCTAGTTACTGATGCACCTTTAGGAGCTAATGGTTTAACAAGTTTAACTGTGCTGTCAGCATTTTTTAATAAACCAAATGTAGTAGAGTTCATAATAATCACTTCAGCTTTTTTACCTTGAGCTTCCATTGCTGCAATAGCTGTCTCTAAGTCTTTTAGAGGCGTTGCATCAGTAGCTGTCCAAGCTTTAGCTACAGTGCTCTTCATTTCAGGTTTTACTCCATAATCAAACTCTTGAGCCACACCGTTATCGTTGAATGAGATTTTACCAGTTGCTAACACTTGTAATCTCATTGCCTCAATACGTGCTTTAGCTCCATTAACAAGACGCGCATGGTCATTAAAGATTCCACTTAACACTGTGTCAATAAGTTCTTGATTTCTTGTAGAAGAAATCATGTTTAATTGTTGTCTATCTTCCTCTTTAACTAATAAACCTTCTTTAAAGAAAGGCATTTGAGTATCAGTGATACTTAAGTTCATTCTTTCTCTTAATGGTACTTTAGTGTCAAATGCAGCAGGTTTAAGTACAACCGCTTTACCACTTCCACCTTTTACCATTGCAAGCTTAATTCCTAATTGTTTTTTAGCAGGGAATAATCTTTCCCCTAAAGTTTTAGTTACTTCCTCTTGTGTTCCGTTCCAGTATCCAGCTACATTTTCAGCTGTAATTGTGTCATAAATTAACGCCATATTTTACTACACTCCTTTTACAAATTTGATTAAGTTTAATTTTTCTTTTACTTTACCTTCAACAGCAGCTCCGTTGTTACACTTGTCTTCACGTAACGTACCTTTAAATACACAAGCTACAACTGCATCTCCGTCTGTTAAGTCAACATCATGTAATGCAACTCCATCAACATAAGTTGCTGCTGCATCGTTTGTTAATTTTTTAACTTTTTTAGTTCTGTCTTCAAAGATTGACTTACCATCTCCAGCTAAGAATGTCCCAGCTTTTAAAATTTTACGTCCACCTTCATCTACTGTTCCTGTAGTAGTTTTATCTACTGTTACTGAAATTGCTTCATAGTCTAAATTGTGAAGAATTTCTTTTTCATTGAAAATATTTCTAGTTCTCATCTATTGTTCTCCTTCTAAAATGGTTTTTTGTGATTAACACCTTTTGCAAGTCTTTGTCCTATATTCATTTGCTTATCAAATCCAGTTCCGCTTGCTCCTGGTGTAGTTTGTCTTGCTGATGCTTTTACTGCATTTGCTACTGCATCTTGGAATGCTCTCTCTAATACCGTTACTGCTTTTAAAGCTTCCTCAGCTGAACCATGCTTAGCAAAAGTTTCAGCTAGTTCAACAGGTAAATTCTTAGATAGTAAATCTTCTTTTACTTCCATGATTAACTGTGACTGTTTGAATGCTGCGACTTCTTCGTTGAATTTATTCTGCCTCTCTTCAAAGTCTCTATCTCGTTTTTGTGTTTCACTTAATTTGGCATAATCTTCACGCTTTTTAATCTCAGCTTCTACACGTTTTTGAAAGTCATCCTCAGATTTACTTTTCTGATTATTTAACGCTGTCTGAACTGCTTTGTTAACAATACTATCTAGCTCAGATTGACTAGATGGAGCTTTAAACTCAGGTTCAGTTGGTGCTGATTCTACAGCTCCTTCTGTTGCTCCTTCCTCTGAAAAGTATTGAATGTTTAGTTTTAATAAATATTTGCTCATTTTGTTTTGTTCTCCTTATCCACGCTAGTATTATCCTTTCGGTTCAGTTGTGCACCACTTCACTTAAGTAATAATCCACGCTAGTTTAATTTGACATAATAAAAAAGACCTTTTAATGTCTTATCCAGGACAAGAGTAAAATAAAAACACCTAACAAGTTGTTAAGTGTTTAATAATTAGTATGTTCTATTGTAATAATCTTTTGGTGTGTGAACAGCTTTGTTACTTTGGATAGCTTTATCTATAATTTCCTCAATCTTCTTATATGATTTTTCAGTAACTGGGCTGTCAATATATTCAAACATAGGAAAATCTTCCTCAAAATGTTTTTCGTATTCTTCTATCTTGGAATTGATCTTCTTCATTGCTTCCATATCTTCAATATTAATCATTCTTCTCAGCTCCTTTGATAATATCATCTACGATGTTTTCATATACTTTTAATGCGTTAGGGAATACTTTTTCAAATATTTCTTTATGTTTAGGAGATACCAGCGTTTCTTGAGCATGTGCAAAAAACTCTGTTTCAGCTGATCCTGGTGTTGTCCAGTATTTTTTACCATGTCCAGCCCCGAATGGAAATTCCCCAAACCAGCCTGTACTTTCAAACATATCTGAAATAGCGTTTAGGTGGGAAAGCTCTCCTTTCTCCATGCTTTCTTTTGCTATTGCTTTAAATTCCCCCAACACTTTTGAAACATTTTTTTCTATTTTAGAGCTTAGCTCCCAGTAATCCTTATCCCATTTTTCTTTTTCAGTTTTACTTCTTGGCCTTTTACCTAAGCTATTCAGCGTTGGTAAATCCCCATTTACAAATGTCCATATATCTTTATTAATAGCTTCTCTTAATTTATATTTAGGCAGCCCCGATGCATGTGTAATTCTTTGTTCTTCTTCATACGTCATCCCGTATAACTTACGTTTAACAAATACACCGTTACCCACAGATGATTTACCCGTTAGAATTTCTATACCTAAGCTGTCCATTGCGTGCCCGTTCTCATGGAATAACACCATCCCTTTAGGGGATTTATATCCACTTTTCAGACCCTCAAAATCTCCACTGCTTATTTGAACTGTTGAACCTAATGCATAAGCATGTGTATTTTTCAACGGTCTATAACTTATTTTTCCTGAAAGATGTTTAAACAGTTTTAATGCTCTGATATCATCAACTTGTTTTATAAAGTCTTTATAATCGTTGTAATATTTATCCCCGAACATTTGTCTTGCGTTATTATTTTCAATAGCTTTGTGGATATCTTTTATTAAGCTGTCTCTCTCTTCAAGTATACCACTTTCTGCTGTATTATCCAAGCCTCTTTCTTTCCTGTATTCAGCTATTTCTTTGTCTAGCTGTTCGCTGTCATAATAAGCTGCACTTGAACATTTACAATATGGATGCATAGGGTAGAAGTTAACCCCTACTTCTCTGTCTTTAATCTTGAAATGTTTCCCGTCTAACTGTTTACAAATATCACAAGCTGTAGGTTCTGAAATATATAAATACTCATCATATCCGGCTTGTTCTATTGCATCAAGCTGTACATCTCCTTGAACTCTAGAAGCTTCTGTAACTAGCAGCCTTTTAGCTTCATGCTTGCTAACATTAAATTGACTTCTAAGCCTTCCTATCATATCAGTTGGGTTAGCTCCTTGAATGATAGAACGTCTTAACATGGTAGCAATATTTCCCATCAAAGCTTCTTGATTTGTCCAAATGTTCTTGCTAAAGTTTCCGTACTTGTAATCACTATTAACAATAGCTTTTACACCTTCTTTACCAAACCTAAGCTTAGTATCAAGTATACCGGACTGTCTAGCATATTCACTGTCAGCTAACTTCTCTAAATGCTTTTCTATAAGATCGCTATTCTTAACTGTCATGTCTGTTAGATGTAGATTCAACTCAGCTTTTAAAAGCTCCAGTCTGTTAATCCTCATTGTAGCATTGTAGAGTTTAAGCTGTGCGTTAGCTTCAGGAGAAAAATCCTTCTTCTTAACATACTCTTTAGCTTTCTTCTCAAATGCTTTTACATCATGCTCAGAAACTCTTTTTAAAGCTTCCTCAATTGAGATACCTTGACTTTTTGCATATCTCTCATAGAATACGTTTATTTGCTGTTCTATGTCTTCTAATGCAATATTAAAGTTCTCTTCCATATTTGCTATGGTTACTTTTTCATCTTTAATTTGGTTTAATTGGTTAGCTAACTCTCTTTTCTTCCAATAATTAAATGATCGTTTCTTCATCGATTAGCACCTCTTCGCCATCGTGTAAGTAGCTTTCTATATCTTCTTCACTCAATCCTAAATCTTTTAAGAATTTTCTAGCTAAAGCCTCGCTATAATCTCCTGATTTGAATTTCTTAAGTATGCTTGATATCTTGTACATCAATTTACCCTTGTCAAGGTCATAGCTATTATCTAAGGTAATTGTTGGTGTATCTAGCAACTCTTGTTCATGTTTAGGGTCATCTACAATACCTGTTAATCTCATAGCTGTTTCATTTGTTACCATTCCACCTAATGATTTGAAAGCATTAATAGTTTCTTCTAACGCTTTAGGTAGGTTAGGGTTAAATGTAATCTTAAGCTTAGCAATGTTAAACTCTGTTAGCTCTTTAACATAATCTCCTATGTTTGCTATAAGTTGGTATCTCCTTCTCAAGCTCTTTTCAAATAGTGATTGAGTGTCAACTCTTGCCTGTTCTAACCCAAACAGTTTATATTTCATTGCCTCTCCACTTTGAATTCCACTGAAATTAGTATCAGTTAAATCAGGTGTGTTTGTATATTTGTGAATGTCGTTAACTATTCTTTTCTTGAATGCTTCTACTCCGTTAACATCGTACTGTTTATATAAGTACTTAGCATCCACTGTTCCTTCATTTCCGTTAACATCTACGGGTGGTTTCAACTGCAACAGTCTAGCACGTCTCATTCTTCTCATGTACTCAACCTGTTTAGCGCTATCTCCAACTACATCATCCGGAAATTCTACTTGACCAAATATAGCAAGAATTGCATCTGATGTATCTGTCATATAGTTAGCTGTGTCTGATTGAACTGCATCATATGAATCTATCAAAGCCAGTTCACTTTCATAATCTCCCATTCCATCAGCTGTATTTAAATACTCTGTTATAGGAACATCTCTAAACACATGAGGCTCAATACTCATCTCCTGATATGCTCCGTCTACCTCTTGTAGCTTAACAATTCTATCATTTAAATAAAGCTCTACAAAATGCTGTTTGTTATCAAATAATCCTGTTGAATAATATCTAACACCCGCTAATAAGTTATCTTCTAGTGTGTTGTCATAAATTACAAATGTGCTTAAAGGATCTAACCTTTTTACTTTTGTTAAGTCTGACATTGAGCGATAAACTAAGTCATAAGCTCTACCTACTTTAGATAAGTCTAGTACTAGCATTCTGTTTAAATCGTGAAAGCTGTTAACTTTAGCTATCTCTCTAAGCACCTCATCTGTTGTGCTGTTGTCTTCTCCATCATCATATTCAACCTGAATAGGTTTACCTACTAAATAACCTTGCTTAAATACCGCTATGCTTTTCCCAAAATTATGAATAATTCTAGTGTCAGCCATATCTTGTTCACTTCTTCTATCTTTGATTGATATTGTATGGTTATTACCTTCTGAATAGTCATACAGTTCTTGTATTCTCGGCTTTTGAACCGTGCTGTGATGTGATATAAACTCTCTTAAGACTTTATATCCATCCAGTATTAATTCTTCTACGTTATCAACTCTATATCTTAATCTTGATTCTCTGTGAAACCTGAATGTAAGATTTTTACTTTTTCCTGTGCTATCTACAAATGTTTCTGTATAAGCCATTTAATCACTCCTTCCCAAATCCAGCCATCAGTGTCTTATATTGACTGTCTTTTTTATTCTCTTGTCCTATAAGTTTGATATAAGGTATATACCCATATTGACTTGCGTTAATTGTGTGGTCGTTCCTGTCTTCCGGTTCGTCCCTGTCTTCTTTCCAAGAGTATATATTTAACTCTCTTATGTGTTCTTCACAATTATCCGCAACCAAGTATTTTAGGTTCTTCATCCAACCGCTTGATGTGTTAATCCTGTTGATTATCGTTACACGTTTATCAGCATTCAGAAATTCATATATCAATCCTTTTCTTGATTTATACTTTAGTAATTCCATCATTGTAGCCTGGTCAGCGTTATCAATATAAACTTTTCTACAGAAGCCCCATTTATCTTTACAATAATCCAGGAACTTATGCAGCTTAACTGCTACATCTGATGGTGCTATCTTACTGTTATTAAAATCTTTATTGTTGTAATTCTTCTCTTCCAGTATTACTAATTCTCCATTGCTAGTGATACCTTGAAAGATAAATGATATTGTGTCCTCAGTCTTTTCAGAGTACGATGTATCAACTCCACAAGAGTATCTGATGTATTGCTTTTTGCGTGCAACTTCTTCAGTAATTACGTTTAGCTTTCTGTCAAACATACTGAATACTAAACCTTCTGCACGTCCTCTCAAGCCTTGAATTTTGTTCTTATAAAGCTTTGTACCTACAGCAACTGTACTTTTAATCTTTTCTTTTTTCTCTTCAGATAATCCGTAATTATGGTCAAAAGAAAAGAACCAGTATGTCCATTTAGGATGTTCCGGTTCAATTAACATCTCTCGTATCTCTTGAGGTGTGTCATATTCATACTGTGGTAAAGCTCTAAATCTATTTATATATCTAGCATAAATAGGTAATGTAGGATCATCAGGGTTCATTGTGCATATCCAATAATCACATCGCATGGTTGCTTCTTGTACAAAGTCCATATCAGCTGTGTTAATCTCATCTATAAATCCACATCCGAACTGTGAACCTAATGCTTTTTCCCACTTATCTTTTGATGAATATCCTAATATAAATATAATTCTTTCTCCGTTCGGAGTGTCGTATTTGATATGTGGGATCTTATACTTAGAATCTCCGTTCCCTTTATAGTCAACATACTCTCCGAACACATCTATAATTCCTAAGTCTGAGTTAATTATATTCTTTTCAGCATCTCCTACAGATTTAGCACTGATGAAGTGCAACTTTTGTTTACTCTTTGCAACTGCCAACATATATTTAACAATACCTACTGTGGTTTTACCCGCCGCAGTAGTTCCTTCTAGTGCTTCAGCTTCGGCTTTATGTTTTAGGAACTTTTTATATTTAGGAGATAGAATGAAATCACTCATCTTTATCATCCTCTAGCTGTAGTAAGATCCCAGCAAGTTTATTTTCGCTCTTAACATTTACATCAACTTTAGCTGTTGATAATCCGTATCTTTTAGCTAGTTCAACAGCAGCACTTTTTCTAGTTGCTATGTTTGGCCTAACTTCAATTATTTGTTGTACTCCATCTCCTAATCCTATTGCCATTGGTTCGGTTAGTTCCCCTCTCATTGCAGCTGTGAAGAATTCCAACACCTCTTGCTGGTCAGCTATTTTAGAACTTTTTATTTCATCCATACGATCTTTCAAGTAAGCTTTTACCAAGTAATTCCCGAGTAATTTCCTTGCGTTCGCTTCAGCACTACTTCTTTTTTGTTTAGCATATCCTGCTTTTAAATAACTTTCTGTAGCATTCCCGCTAATGATGTACTCATCAGCAAATTTTTGTTGTTTCAATGTTAATTTTTTCAATTTTCCACCACCAGCCTTTCTTCTCAAAAATAAAAAGCACCTTTTACAGTGCTTTCTTACATATTATAATAAATAATAAGTTGGAGTATTTTATGAAAATTCTTACAATGTATGTTTAGCAAGTTGATTAACGGAGGAATTTAATAACACTTTTTGCGTGTTCAACATCAATTTCTTTTTATAACCAGCAATTAAAAGAAATTTGTAATTTGTATTAACTAAAAAATTTTAAAAGAGAAAAATATCAACCGTACCTTAACTCCTCCGTTAAACTCTCACATTACCATTATATCATTATACTACTTACTTTTGTTTATCTTTTCTTACTTTGTTTTATCTTTTCTTACTTTTTTTTACTTTTACTTACTTTTGGGGAAATTCTTAGGTAAATTGTCAATTTGAATTACTCGTAAAGCTTCAGAATGTTTTCTGTTTCTCGTATTGGCTTCAATTCCCATTATTTGGTCTATTTCAATCCAATCTTTGCAATTAAAATACCTAAGCTGTAATAAAAGTTTATACTGGTAATCTTTTACACTGTCAATGCAATTATAGATCTCTCTTTCTTTTTTAACCTGCTTAACTGTATTGTCAAACAGTTCTCTTTCAAGCATATCCACTTCATGTATTAGATTTTCCCAACTATACTTATTACCACCTTTGATTTGTTCTTTCGCATAATCAATAGGTTTAATATTATTTTTTAAAAGATCTCTTTTTTCTCTTATTTTTTCTTCATTCGCTCTTATTATTTCTTTAATGTAAAATATTTGCGATAAATATCTTTTTTTGAGATTAGATAATCTTTCTTGCTTATCTTTCATCTATTTCTCCTTTCTTTTCTTAAGCTTCTAAT